AATATAGCTGTTTTAGGAAATACTTGAGATTTAATACTCAAATCGTTTTCCCAATATGCTGTTACTGGAGGAAATTTGCTATCATCTAATATTTCAACAAACTTCTGATATTCTAAAGTTTGAAACCCTGTGTTTAATGTTGTTCTCAATGACATATGTTACTTTTTCTTCCAGATTTTACCTTTTCTACACCGGACTATAGCCCCGGATTTATATGCAGATGTTTTATTTCCATATACAGAATCTGCTTTTCGTTTACACCTGTCTTCTGCATCTTCTGATTTGATTTTTTTTCTTTTCTTTGTATTGTCGTTTAATCCTGTTTCTATTTTTGTAGAACCACTATAAACTTCAAGAATCCTGTTAATTTTATCGTTAAATATTTTCATATTATTAAGTTACCAATTTTGACATGAGGCGTGACGAGCAGTACCTGGTTTAGCTGTTGAACATTTATGTCTAGCTCTAAAGCTTTTACGACGTTTAGGGTTACTCTTTTTAATGCGCAGATTAGGGTCTCCGTAGTGTATCCGTTTGTATCCCTTACCGGAAGGGTTTTTAACACACTTCATATATTTCTTATTTTTAAGGTAGGAGCTGGCTTGTTTTGTTGCTTTTGTACATCTAGCTCCTTTTTTCTCCAATATTTTAAAAAAATCAATATCTTCTTGTAAAAGATTGTATAAAGAATTAAAATCCATACATTTATTTATAAATATTGGTATGAATAAAGATGAAATCGTTTTACAACAGCTTTATATGGAATCTACCGGAGCTACTTTTAACCCTTCTTTAGGTCCTAACGCTAATTCCCCTATGCAAGACCCAATATTAACTAAAATTGATATCGAAGATGTTAATACAGAAGATGAAGAACATGATAAAATTGATGACCACGAAGTTGATATGGCTCAATCAGAATTATACAAATTAGCCGAATATGCTCCTAAATTATTGGATATGATCGGTAATTATAACGAACTCGAAGGGTGGGTTCAAGCTAAAATTACTAAAGCTAGTGACTATGTTTCAGATATTTACCATTATTTGAAATATGAACAAGAAGGTCCAGGGCAAGACGTGGAAATGGATGTTGAAATTCAAGATGAAATGCCTGATGAAAACCAGGCATTAAATGATGAAATTGTTAAAAATTTAATGAGCCGGTTTTAATCCGTTACTCTAAATTCTTTAAAATATTGTATACCGACATCACTACATTCCGGTTGTCTTTAAATTCATCTGGAATGTAAGGCATTAATTTTTCTATCGTCAAATCGTCTAATATCTCACGGAAATCCGTAGCACTTAACTTGGATCCAGGCTCTCCAGGTGTCATTGGTGCTTCACTTATATTAAACGTTACCCCTTCTGGTGTGTATTTATCTGCCATGGCAAATCGCTTTGCATCATCCCCAACACCTCCAACCCCTAATAATACCTGATCACCCGGGTTGGTTTGTTCCTTTAAAAAATCTAAAACATACTTAACTGGTTGAGGGTTAACTATTACTTGAACATTTTTAAGTGGTAATTTATCAATATACTGTTCTAATACTTCAGCAGCTTTCTTTCCAGTAACCTTTTTACCTGCTGGAGTCTTTCTTGCACTCTTTTCAGATGGTTCACTTACTATAACATATAAATCATCAACCTGATCTGCAAAATATTTGATGTTGTTGAAATGCCCTTTATGTGGTGGTTTAAATGATCCAGGAAATAACCCAATCTTTCGTCCAGTTTGTTCTTTTAAATAGAAATCTTTAAATGTCTTGGCCATTATTTGTATTTAATGAAACCCAATTGTTATATAATTGTTTGAAATGTGAAGTAAATCGATTATGTAACATATCCAGAAATTCTGTTTGTATGTTCATGTTGGTATCTAAAACTTCTGGGCTCGCTATCATTGAAAAAATAGATAAATCAACATCCATATCTAAAGTGTCAATGAATTCTTGCATATGTTCGTTAAACAATATATCGTAAACAAAAAATTCTATACTATGATACTTTTGCAATAATGTGATAAAAAATTGATACCGAATCTGCTTCAATGTAGCATCATAACTATATAAATCTGTAGACATATACTCATCGTATTTGTTCTTTATTTGTTTGTATATAGTCGGCAAATTATACTCATCAATATCGGTGTCATCTACATGTAATACAGATCGTGATCCGAAAAGATCTAAATTGTTACCTGTGATAATATTGTTATCTGCAGAAGTGATTTTAATATTAGGAACACCATACATACTTAATTCTGTATCACGTATAGTATGATAAACTAGCCCGTCAATTGATAATCCAATACCATTTCGATTAAGAACCCAATCTAATAAATTTTCATCACCGTAATGATGTTGTTCTATGTAAAGATCTGTATCATGTAATGATTTAAATACAACTTCTCTAATGCTTGTCCCTGGGTTACCATACCAAACAAACTTACCATATTCATAATTTGTTTGTTTTCGATGATCGTATATTTTATCTATGGTTAGGTCTTTTAGAAAATATAGTTTCCGAAAGGATTCACATAAAAACCCTTGTTTACATAGTGTAAATCCTTTATATAATGATTTATCTGGTTCGGATTTAGGTTCATTATATCCAATTGAATGATATACCATATTCTTATACTTTATTGGTTGTTTAAAAAACCAATCAGAAACATCTTCTGGTCTGTTATAATAATACTTTTGTTCTTTTTGTATAAAAACCAATAATTTATCACTATTGTACCCTAAATCTTTAATTGTTGTTTCGTATAACTGTTTTACTTCTGGATAATAATTATTAACAACACATTCCGGGATAATTAATTTTAATGGTTTAAGTTCTTTTATTGCTTCAACATAAATATCCCAATTTGGTGGGTTAAACGTTCCACCATAATTAGGGTCAATATACCCACCAATACTACAATCGAACAAAACCGGACCATCTTTACAAAGAAGAACGTAAATATCGTAATTAAATATGGTGCAAGACGGGTTGGGTTTATGGTTTAAGGTAGGATGATATTGTAGAAATTCCATGCATATTATTTTATCTTCGATTATATCCAGATCCACCGGGATCTTTCATACTTCTAGGATTGTTAAAATATGACGAGAAATCCATCTTACCACCACCGTAATTTACCATCGGAGCTGATTGATCATCTTCTTCACTAGCAGCTAATTTTTGTCTAGCTGGTGATGCAAAGGCACCTCCCATACCATCAACAATAAAATCTCCAGTGATTTTAATTGAATTTGGATTACCGTGGGCATCTTTACCATAATCTTGATCAGTTATAACTATACCTTCATGCGATGATGTATCTCCGTATTTATCTGTTGTATAGTTATTAAGAACTTCATTACCTAAAACTCGAGTAATATGATACGTTAACGCTCCATTGACTGCGGTTTGAATATCTTCTTCCTTATATACTTCATCTAATGGTTGCTGACCATTTAAAACTGTCATGTAATTGTTCTTACTAACAGCTCCTAAAATTTTACCATCCAATGTTTGAATCTTATCAGTTTTAGGTATTTTTACCATCCGGTTAAACCATTGATCTAGTGGTTGTTCAACGGTTTCATTACGTGAATAAACCACGGTAAATGGTTGACCTAAAACGTGTTCAAAATTAACTACACCACGTTTTGTAACATATATCCCGGTAATCACATCAAAACCAAATTCTTCTGCAAAGGGTTTTACCTTTTCTCTGAGGGATTCTAATACTTCAGGATCGAATTGAATTTTTCTAGATACTGTTTTATCTATTACCATTTTACCAGAAACAGGGTCTTTATAAGTTGACGGTTTAAGGCCCGGTCTAGTTTCTTCACCTTGTCGATTTCGCTTTTGATAAAACTGATTAACACCATGAAATGCTATTAATTTAGCTGACCCATAATCGACGACATTTTCTTTACCATCGATATATTCAGTATTAATAAATTTTGTTGGATCGGTATATAATCCTAGATCCATTAATTCATCTTTTATTGAAGGTAATGCTGCATTCATAATCTCCAATATCATTTTACCTTTACGAATCATCCCATGAGCTTTACCAGTTACTGGGTCGGGTTGAAATCTAGTTTGAAGATTATCGATGGTTATACCCCTAACATCAATTTCTTTTTGTGAACCACGATCTAATGCAAATTGTTTTGGATTATTTGGATCGTGTTCGTCGCCAACTACCTTTAATGATAGGTTCACACCATCTAATTTAACGGTTGCGGTTCCGTGGTCTAATTTTTCAACTGCATCATAAAATGTAGAAACGATATCATCAAGAGTTTTAACAGATGGTACATCAAACGGGTGCCACATATGCCCTCCCGCTCCGCCGGAAAGTAATAATTGTTCATCGGTTTGTTGTAATGTACCGATTTTATACAAGTTAAAAATATTATCGTTTTCGTTTAATAATTTCATGTTAAAATAATTCTAGGTGATCTAGCAAATACTGTTTGTGATTTAAATCCACTACCTTCAAATACATCAATATATACGTCAAACTGTACTTCTGGTACTTTTTCTAATTGGGAATATATTTTTTGAATACTAGGTTCTTTACAATTAATTACAACACATGTAAATTTATTATCATTCCCAGCTGTTAAGTAATCAAAACCTATGTGTTCTTGATAACATACAATTGCAATAGCTCCAACTAATCGTTGAAAGTTATCATAATTGACACGAGGGTTAAATTGTGTAAAATCTCTCTCTTTAAAGAAATGTTGGAGATCCTTTCGGAGATTATGTTTTATGTGTTCATACGTCTTGAGTTCGGAAAACACTTTAACGTAATTCCCCACATCATCTCCTTCGTCGCTGAAAAGGGATGCTATTTGTGATGGTAAGTTGGTTTGTTTTTTACCAGCAGTAGCCATTTTTTGATTAAGTTTGTCAATAATAGCTGTATAATATGTTAATTGTGTCCCACCTCTAGATGATGGTGTAAAACTTTTAGTGATATATGTATTGAAAAATTCGCGTATATCTGCTTTATCAATACCGGCTTTTAAATTAGTTGGAATAGACACACCGGAGTTGTTAAGTATTGCTTTTGCTTTTTCATATGCCTGTTCAGCTAATTCGAATTTTTGTTGATCAGCGTAATCTTTAACCAATTGAAAATAATTGATTAATTTTTGGAACTTTTCATATTGTAAATCGGTATATACACTTTGAGCAACTAATCTGCTACTAATTTTGTTCATATTACCATCTCCACCTAATACTGCACCGGATCCTCCAACACCGTTTGTTTTGATCTCAACTTCTTCTCCAGACCATTGTAAATCCCCACTTTTCCCTTTCTTTGCAGTTCCAAATATTGAAAATGTTGCTTCTCCTAACCCAACATTAGTGGATGCCCCTGGTTTGATATTTAAATGAATCTCTTTGATTAAATTTTCTAACCCTCCCCTGTCGTTTTCTTTGAATTGTCTAGGAAGTTTGTCAATAATTGCATCAACAAAATTTGTAACCTTAAGAACTCCAAGATCTTCTAAAGATAATAACCTATCTTTAAATTTTGCCAGATAATTTATTAATTCCACTGCATGGTTATAGCCAGAATTAATAATGATAGACTGCATTTGATCAACTGCTGGTTTACTACCTTTTCCGGACCAATCACCATTTTTAAAAATGGTTTGTATAGCCTCTTCTATATCATTTTCAGCTTCTATCCGGATTCTATTACGGATTTTTTTGGCATATACATCTGTTAATGTATAATTTTCCGCATCACCGTCTTTGAAATCAAATGACACGGTTACATCTTCTCCAAGAATTTGCTGTCTTGGTAATTTAGGAACAGATTTATACGCAACTTGAGCGTAAATGTCTTGTAATGATCGGTAGTTCATAATTTAATAGTCTATATCTGGATCGTCGGAATATGTTGAAATATACCGTTTTATCTTTGATAACATTTCGCGACCGTTTTCTTCATTAATCTCTCCTTCTAAAATTTCACTTGGAATATCCCCATCAGTATTAATTTGTAATGCTTTCCTAATCAACCGGATTAATTCAACTTCACCTTCGGATGATAATTGTTGTACTTCAGGTTCTCCTTGGGGTTCAGCAGGGGGTTGAGGGGGCATAGGATCGATAGGTTCGCCTGGTTGCTGAGGCATTTGAGCTGGATTGAACAACGGGTTAGGTCCTTGTTCATTAATCGCTTGGTGTCTAGAGTTCACCAGTTTAAAAAATTTGCTTTTAGTTGAAACGTTCATAAGATTTAAGATTGTAAAGCTTTCTTGAGGTTATTAGTATTGTCTTCATACTTTTTGACAGCTAATTTACTAACATTTACCCTATTTTTTACTGCTCTATTAGCCTGATATGCTGATGTACCGACACCAAACGCACCTAATTGTTTAGTGGGTTTTTGAGCTAACCGTTCAACTGCGTCATCAACATCATATTTGCTGCTAGAATCCTTTGAGCCTCTACCTGTAATAGCAAATTCGTCTTCATCCTCAGCTGAAGGAGTTGGATTTTTAATGAGTTCATTAACTTTAAAATAGGTTCTAATTAAATTCTTGTACACGTCTGGGTTTTCATCGTGAGTAATTTTGGATGATGCAAATTCCAATACAACCGAAATTTTTTCTAATAAATCTTTACTGATTTGTACTTTATCGGAGGTATCAGATACATATTTCTCAAACCCTTCGTTGATGGCTTGGTCAAATTTCATATATCTATTTAATGAAAAACAATTTGTTTAGTCTTAATGTCATTGAAATATTCTCCTGATAAAAACGTTAATCCATTGTTTTTCGCATATTTTTTGATCTTCTCAAATGTAAATCGTTCAATATTGAACTTATCAACAGCGGATTTTATCTTTAATAGCGTACCATGAGCTCTCCCGTCACCACGCGTGATTAGTTCTTTGAAGAATTCTAACGATTTATATGAAATTACTATTTTAATTGGTAATAGTAACCTCATGCGCAATAATATGTTCGTTAAAATATGCAAATAATCTTGTTCATCAACAAATTCAAGTATTGGGCTATCATAAAATTGAGTATTACAAAAATATACAACGGGTTTTGATGTATATTGTTTATTGTTAATGAAATCAATGGTTTCTTTAATAGTAAAATGAATTAATATCCGGTGAATATCTTTATTTTTTGTAAAATTATCCTGTAGAAGTCCTAAATCATGCAGATGGTTAATCAAAGATATTTCATAAGATTTGTGTATCTCATGAAAATCTTGTAAAAAGATATTAAATTCCGGAAATTCAAGATCCATATCATTTAGTATTCATTTTCTTGTTCATAATACTTTACTATCAGAACAACACCAGTTATTACCAATATTAACCCAGTTAACGTTAATGTAACAGATAACGGTAACTCATACCACAGATCTTCAAATGGTTTAGTTTCCGGTACAAATGACCATATATAAAACGGTACCCAAATACCGATCCAGATAGGAATTGATCGAATAATCACATTTAATAAGTGTATCACTAACATGTGTGCATGATAAAAACGATCTTAATTTAATCAACCATTTTTATCGGAACGGATAGAAGGGTGAGATGTTTAATCCGGTGGAGGCAGGGGCCTGATAATAAAATATTAACGTTCCGCCCAAAAGAAATCAACTAACTTTTTTTGATTTTATTCAATCTAACGTTAATTATCCCGTTATAATAATCTTCTCTCAATAATACATCATGAGCTAATTGCAATTTAAGTTCTTCGTATGCAAGCTCACTCTTACTACAACAAAATTGAACTATTTCAAAAATAAATTTATCTTTACCATATTCAATTAAATCGTGATTCACTTTATCCGACGATGATGTGTAAACTTTCCAATCAGTTTCCTTAACAATATGTCGTCTTCGGTTTTTACCTTTTAGTGGTGGGAGTTTAACAATTTTTCTTGCTTGTTTTTTGCCAATGTATCTCTTACCGTTTACTGTGTTGGTTATAAGATACACAAAACCAAAAAAGTCTTCAGGGATAGGTAAAGCTCCGTTATATATCCAATGTCCTAGGTCGGTTGTCATATAAGAGATTTAAGAACTATTATTTTTTCTTCAATCTCTTCTTTTTCTTTTTATTCCGTCGTTGAACAGACCCTAAAGCTTTTGGAGCTCTATAATCACCAGTTGCATATGAATCACTAGAAAACTGTCCTGATGAAAAATCTCCAAATACACCACCAGTACCAGCCGTCATGTCTTCATCTAAAATCTTTTTAAAAAATTTGTTAAACATTTGATTACTTTAGTATTTATCATATTATACCAATATATGTCGGATATAATTGAAAAATATGACGCTGAACTTAAAGAACACGTCACTGTTGATAGTCTGAATCTAAAAGATAGAACTAGACAATTACCAGCGTATAAACATATTTGGGTTGGCCGACTCATAAGACATAAAATTGAGTTGAATAAGCTTAAAGATACAAAATATGAAAAATTAGAAGAGTTAAAACAACGAATCCGAGCAGAACATCTCACTACATTATCCGCACCTGCAGCTGAAAAATATGCCAATAATACAGCTGTTATGAAAGAAATCAATAAAAAAATCGTTGACCAAGAGCTGATAATTGAATATCTTGAAAAGGTCGAGAAAATTATGCACTCTTATGGCTTTGATTTGAAAAATATGATTGAAATTGAAAAATTGGAAACAATGTAATGATTAAACTAATACTTTTTGATATAGATGGTGTTCTAACAGATGGAACAGCAACATACGACTCTGAAGGAGTTGCTGTTGGTAAAAATTTTAACCATAAAGATATTTCAGCTCTTCGGAGATTTCAACCGGAACTTGGTATTGATGTTGCGTTATGCACATGTAGTAAGGAAATTAACTTGAATTATGCTAACCGTAAGAACTTATCATGTTACTATATTCCATACGATCCTGGTAGGACAGAAAAACAACACCTGTTACCGGAAATTATTGCGAGATATAATTACGATCTTGATGAAATAGGGTTTGTTGGAGATGATATCCAAGATGTAGAAATTATGAAACTAGTTGGATATAGATGGTGCCCGAAAGATGCAATATCAGATGTTCAGATTTTATGTGAGACACAAAACAGATTGAATATTAAAGGTGGTCGTGGTGTTGCAAATTATTTATTTCAACAGCTAGCTAGCAAATATTAAGGATAAAATTATGGCAACGTTTGCAAATTTAGTTATACCAATGGCTGGTCAAAGTTCATCCTTTTCTAATAAAGGGATTAAAACACCAAAACCATTCATTGATATATTTGGGAAACCGATGGTGCAACATGCATTTGAAAGTCTTGATTTAATGCCGTATGTTACACCAATTTTTGTTATAACAAAAAATCATGATGATTGTTATAACGCATGTAATGTTATTAAAGAATTTTGTCCAGGCGCAAAATTTGTGGTGTTAGATAGCACAACATCTTGTCCAGCTGAATCTTTGTATAAGGCTAAACCATACATTAACAGCGATAAACCGTTAATACAATCCAATGTAGATCAAATTTTACAGTGGGATTCAGATCGATTTTTATCTGTTATTAATAGAAACGATCCAGATGGTGCTGTAATTACAGTAAAAACTACAGACCCTCATTATAGCTATATTAAGGTTGATTATACCGGTAAAGCTATCAAACTTACCGAAAAAGAAGTTATATCCAATAGAGGTTTAATTGGCACACATTATTGGAAACGTGGTGATGATTTTATATGGAGTTATGAAGTTGCAAAGCAACAAGGAATTAATTATAATGGCGAATTATATATTTCACAAACTTATAATCCTTTGATAGAAGCTGGTCACACTATTAATGATTATAGACTTTTAGATGATGAAAAACAATACCCGGTAGGTGATCCCAAACAATTAAATGAATACACTAACAAATTCCCATTTATTAACAATCTTGGTGTTGTCGTCAGATAAATACCAACCAATTTTAAAATTGTGGTCCCACTACTTTAATAAACATTGGAAGGATTGCCCATATAAAACTTACACCGTTTCAAATACTAAACCAATATCGTTACCTAATATTGAATGTTTAGTGACTAATGTACCTGTAATGGATAATGCCGATCATTTCAAACAAATGATGTTACATGCATTAAATCACATAACAACACCATATGTGTTATGTGTTGTTGAGGATCAAATTATTGTTAAGGATGTTATTTCCGAAAATTTTGATCACGTTGTTAACTATATGGATAATAATGACATTACAAAAGTACGTTGTTTATCCATGCCATGTGGTGATCATCCATTAGAAGTTGAAGATGGTTTTATAAATTCTGAAAATTTTGGAATTATTGACAACAACAATGAATATAGAAATTCACTTCAAGCTGCAATATGGAATCGATCTAGATTAATAGAACTTTTAAATGTTTATACAACCGATTTTTCTGGTTGGGTATTTGAATGTGATGAGCAATTCCGTAATAAATCCAAAGATTGGACATATATAGCATGTAACCACGGAAAAGGTGGTCATTTATTAGATCGACCTGAAGGAAAGGGTGATTCACCATTATTACAGTACGTTGAGTTGGTACGTTGGGGATTGTTTGATAGGATTTATATTGATTTCTTCCGGGATATGGTTAAGAAGGATGGATTATCAATTGACACACCTGAATATAAGCCATTTGGGGCAGGATTAAAAAAGGAAGAATTACCATTATAGTAGTTGAATAGTAATGACTTGGTAATACTATTTAACTATGACCAAGTTCACATACTGTAATAAAAAACGAGTAGGATTTTTAGTATCCGATCACTTCGATTTAATACGTGAACATTTTTCATACGAAAATACCGGGGCTGTTTTTGCTAGAAAACGTGGAGCATGGTATGCAAAATCTAGAAAATATGTAATAACACCAGGTGGTAAATTTGATGTTGGATTAACATTTGAAATTGCCAAATTTGTTCGTAAAGAGCTACCGGGAGAAGAAATTACATATGATGATTCAATTTTATCCCAACTTAAACCCCATATTTCGAACACTGACCTTGAATTATCATTACCTCTTCGTGATTACCAAAAAGAAATTGTTGATACATGTTTTAAATTTGGAAGAGGTACTGTAGTTTTAGCAACAGCTGGTGGTAAAACACTAGTAATGGCCAACTTACTTGAACGATTATATAAAGCAACTAAAGACAAACCTACTTGGAAAGTATTATTAATGGTTCCGGATTTGGGGTTAGTAAATCAAACATACAATGACTTCAAAAAATATGGTTGTAGTTTTCAATACGGTAAATGGACTGGTAATTCCCCAGTAAATTTAGGAGACAATGTAATTATTGCAAATTTAGGAATACTTCAAAGCGGATGTAGTGATATTGAGTGGATTAAGTACATTGATGTATTGATAGTTGATGAAGTTCATAAAGTCCGGTGCAAAAATAAGGTTAATAAAATACTTAAAACCATTGAAACACCAATTAAATTCGGATTTACCGGTACTCTCCCCGACACCAACGAAGATATATGGAACATATATGGGAAAATCGGTCCAAAAATATACGAGAAAGGTAGTTACGAATTACGACAAGAAAATTACGTGAGTAATTTGTTAATCCATGTTTTAAAGTTGGAATATCGACAAAAACCGTTTTATCCCGATGAAATCAACGATCCTGGTGAGCGATATAGGTTAGAATTTGATTTTTTGTTTACAAACACGTTCAGAAACAACATATTAAAGAAAATAACAACAGAAGTTAACAATAACGTATTATTATTGGTTGACTACATTCGTCATGGAGAAGAATTATACAACGTATTAAAGGACAACGATCAAGGAAAGCAAGTATTTTTTATACAAGGTGATGTTGATGTAGAAGAACGAGAGAATGTTAAGCAACTTATTGAAACCAATGATAATATTATTTGTATAGCAATAAGTAAGATATTCAGTACAGGTATTAGTATTAACAATTTACATTATATAATATTTGGTTCTGGAGGGAAGGCAAAGATCAAAATTTTACAATCAATAGGTCGTGGTTTACGATTACATAAGAACAAAGAAAAGCTAGTAATATTTGACATAGCAGATCAACTTCGATACGGTAAGAGTCACGCGGACGGTCGTGCAAAACTATATGAAAAAGAAAAAATACCTGTTAAATATTCGACTATAACTCAAAAATAGTGGATTAAACTTAACCTGAATATACAATTAACATATGCAAGCTAAAAAGCCTAAAAACGGTAAAAAAATCAAACCCAAGAGTAAAGAACATTATGTAAATTCTGGTGAATTTAAAGCTGCAATCAAAGAATATTACCAAACTGATGAATGTTCAAATGAATTAGGAGAAATGATAACTAAAATCGCTTATGGTTTAAGTTATGCTCCCAATTTTATGAATTATTCATTTAAGGATGAAATGATAGGTGATGCTATTGTAAAAATGTTTACAGCATTACACAATAAAAACTTTGATTTAGATGCAAGGGACAATAAAGGTAATAAATACAACCCATTTTCATATTTCACTACAATTGCATTCAGAGCATTTATTAATAGGATTAAACGAGAGAAACGGCAATATGATGCTATTAATGAATATAAAGAGCGGGTATATGAAGATTTAATGAATAATGAAGAGGTAGAACAAAAAGTTTATGTTAGACCTCAACATGAAGAGGAAGAATTACAGTATTAATAAATACTAATAGTGGAATTCAACCAATTAGTAAAATTACTTGAACAAGACGAATCAATCTTCAAACCAAGAAAGACTGAAGGTAGAAGAGAACGGTTTAATCAAATAATTCAACGTCAAATACAAGACTATATCAAGAACGGATCTAAAGGTGATTTAAGTTTACCCGGAACACCAATTACATCGTTACCAGATAATTTAAAGTATGTAGGTGGTATTTTAGACCTTTCGAATACATTAATTACATCATTACCTGCTGGATTAAAGGTTGGTGGTTGTTGTTTAGATCTTTCACGTACACCAATTACAACGTTACCGGATAATTTAACGGTTGTTGGAAATTTATATGTTGATCGTACGCAAATTACATCATTACCGGGTAATTTAAAGGTTGGTGGTTTATATATTCACGACACACAAATTGCATCATTACCAGACAATTTATCGGTTGATGAATTGGATGCTCATTCAACTCTAATACAGGAATTCCCGGATAGTTTGAAAATTAGAAATTGGCTAGATATCAGAAACACACCACTAGCAGAAAAATATAGAAAAGGTGTATTAACACTAGCTCAAAGATTAGAACAATTTAAAAAAACATACCCGGGAGTTAATGGGCAGATTTACCTATGAAATTTCAAGATTTAACAACATTACTTGAACAAGATGAATCGATCTTTAAGCCAAGACGGGTTGAAGATCGACTAGAACGTCAACAGCAAGAACAACTACGGCAAGTGTATGACTATATTAAGAACGGTTCTAGAGGTGATTTAGATTTAAGAAAAACCGTACTTACCACTTTACCAGAAGGGTTACATATAGGCGACAGTTTAATGTTATTGGGATCAAAAATCACACACTTACCGGATGATATTAAAATTAATGGTGTGTTATATTTAGCAAAATCACAAATTACACGTTTGCCGGATAATTTAAAAATAGATGATTTGGTGTTATCTATGACACAAAATATTACTCAACTACCTCGTGGATTATCAGTTAATCGGAGAATTTTATGCGATTATTCACGCATAACATATATTCCTGATGATATACAGGTGGGTGAAGAGCTGAATTTGATGAAAACACCGATTGAACATCTCCCGGATAATTTAACAGTAGATAAACTGAATATCAATTACACAAGAATTAAATCTTTACCTAACAATTTAACAGCGGATTTTGTTTCAGCTAGTATGAGTTATATCAACCATATACCACCGAACAATAAAATTAAAAGGTTAATTATCTATAACACTTTATTAAGTAAAGACCCAGATATAATGTCTGCTAGAAGTGGTGAACACAACCCTAAATATCCAAATATTGGTACAATATATTATTAATATTTTTTGACCACATTCCAAACCTTATAAAACAACAGCTTACTTTTACGTTCTTCGTTTAAATCTCCAAAATCAACAAACCCAGGATCTTGTTCTGAATCATGAGGCCATTCTTCGAAATGAATACAATAGTGGTTCCTTAATTTATAGTAAGCACTTAATATAATTTCTTCTGTGAAAAAATCTGTATGTGGAGGGTGCACACTAGATAATAACACCAAAGCATGTTCATAAAAATCAATTAATGCATCAAACTCCGATGGGTGTATACCAATAACACCACCAACTAATTGTTCGGTCATATCCGTATCTTCGTATTTCATCCCATACTTATCTTCTAATAATCTCCGTAATAACTGGACATGACTTGTATGATACCAAATATTTCCATGTTTAAATTGGATAAGTTTATGGTCGGATATTAATCGATCTAATCCTGGACCTATTTCTGGTGTGTATATATTATTTGGATTTAAAGGGTAATAGTGGGTTTTATCAAAGAAATTATTAATTTCCACACCACCTTTTGTGTATGGTGTTAATGACCAATGAGTAATACCAGCATCAACCCAGCAAAAATTATCGGTATTATATGGATTAAAATGCGCTGTATTCTTAAGAAAATAGATTTTTTGATGGCACAATATTTCACATCTAGTATGGAACAATCCCGGTTCATTAGGATTTGTTTTCCGGATTTCTTCAATTTGGTCTTTAAAGTACTTGATGCACCGTTGGCGATGTGATAATATATTATCAGCATATTTGAAATCACCTAATTCAGACACGATAACTGACCATTTTTGTTGTTCTCCTAACGTATCCAAATATTCTAAATATGCTTTAATCTTATGGTAACCTGAACCACTACAATAAATTACCATTGGTAATCCAAAGTTATATAAGTTTTGTAATGAAGAAAAATAATATTGTTCATGCCAATCACGACCACCAAATTT